AGAAAAAAGAAAACTATTTTAATAAATAAAATTTTCTCCTCAAAGGGTGGGGTAGCTCCGCATAGCAACGCCCCACCCTTACCCCTCGGAGAAAGTAAAGGAGAGTAAATAATGATCAACCTAGTAGCAGTATTAATAATAGTGATAGGCGGTATAATAGCCAAATATCAAACAGATTTAAACATAGAGCGGAATAACACCGATTCATGGAGAGAAACCGCAATGATGTTAACCAAGCAAATAAACATGAAAAAGGAGTTACAAAGATGAAAGTCAAAGTTCACGACAAAGACATTACAATAAGTAAAGAATATATCAAGGATATAGTAGGGCAATTATTTGAAGAGTCATACTACCTATGGAGAAGTGAATGGTTTAAGGAAGATGAAAGAACAGAAACTTTACTTGCTAAAAAAATAATGGCAACAGAGACAGTAGTATGGAGAGCATTAGAAGAATATTTTAAAAATAATAAATAAGAAGGAGTTAGTTAACAATGAAGTGTAAAAAATGCACCAAAGCCAAAAGCTGCCAAAAGTGTGAACAACATTTGAATTGGATATTAAAGGATTTCATGAACTTTATGGATCAATACAGTTCTGAGGATAAAAGACCAATTAATAACTTAGAAAATAAGAGTTAACCATAGAAATCATATACAATGTCATGCTTTTCATTTGGGTTGCATTTAGGACAATCTTCTACCTGCAACCCTCTTTTTGGTAAGTTTGACCAATAGTATATAGAAAGAAAATATTTTCTAACTTTATCATATCTGTACATACCTTCAGTTTCATAAACTCCACATTTCTTACAACATAATAATCCACTTATTTTCATAGTTAACTAACCCCGTTCATTATATGATGGTTATTTGGTTATATTCCTCGTGAAACCAATTCATGAAAACACCTCAAATAACCATATAACCATTAAATACATACACAGGCTCTACTCCATTTCTGCATGGTTAAAACCATAAGAACCATGTGCATTTTTTATTAAATATCCCCACTTAATCATAGTTTTTAAATAGCGTGTTAATTTGTTATTTATATTATATGTAGTGGGCATCCAACCTTGATCCGCTTCCAAGAAACTCCATATTCTTTTCCGATCAAATTCTTCTTTATTTGCATATAAGTAGAAATCTTTTAATAACTTGATTTCCCATTTTTCATTGGCTTCTACACAATGCAGTTTTTCATTTACAATTACTGCACCTCTTTCAAAGAGTACCTCTTCCCGATTCCAATTCAGTTTAAAAGCCATACCATTTAATTCACAATGCTCATCCCTTACTTTTGTAATCTTACCCCTTCGTAAATCTGTCCCCAAGGTGCTATCTCCGATCTGAAATACATTATGTACATAATTGGTTAAGTGTTTACCCCCATGAATGAGTCCCTTACTTAATATAGGTTCTTCATCGTGGTTGCTGCTTTTATTATGATGCCCTACTAAAACTATAGAGTTGCCTGTCTGAGTTTTAATTAACTGTATCATCGACAGGATCTGTTGTAAGGCATTATTATCACTAAGGTCTTGGTTGGTACTCGTATAGATATTATCTACGATTATGACCCCATTTTTAAGTCCTACATCCTCTACTGTATCCTTAATCTTCTGCCATTGATCGGTAAACATCATATCATTGTCATCAAATCTTGCTATCTGCACCTTAGTATCTTCGGGAAAATTGTTTCGTACTGCCTTTACTCTGTTCGATAGTTGCTCTAACGAGAGTTCAAATTGAATCAGTAATACATCTTTTTTATTGACATGAAACCCTAAAAACTCAGTCCCACTTGCAATAGCATACGCCATCTGCAATACAAACCAAGTTTTCCCTACTCCATCTGTTCCCGCCACCAAGCTAACCCCACCTTCGTAAAGGAGATATTGTACGATTGGTTCTGGTGGGGTATTGTATGATGCGGTTAAGTCCGAGGTATCAATTACATCATATCCTCTGCTTGGTAGCTTATATTCAACTGCATTTTGAATACTAGCCTTTAATTCTTTGTATTGGTACTCTTCATCTTCCTTATACTTCGTAAACTCATCTCGTATATCGTATCCTTGAGGTAGGTATTCACTCCAAGTAGTAGTATATACCTTAATTCCTCTGCTTTCAGTCTTAATTCGTTGCGCCAGTCTCTCAGCACCCTCTCGACCTGGCGTGTCATTATCATACGCGATATAGATATACTTAAAATCAAGGATTGGACTTAAATCTTCAGGTACTGACCCTGCCCCTGCGCTAAAACTGATAGCATTATTCGGGCAAACCAACATATCGGTTTCACCTTCACATATAATTAGGGGTTTATTCTTATCGTAATCCTGTAAAAGATTCAATCCATAGATTTGGCAATGCTTATCTCCTTCCACCCAATACGATTTATGTATTTTAATACCAGTTACCTTACCATTTTCATCCAAGTAATTAAATACTTTCAGTCCATCATCGGTATAACCCACCTTCATCTTTTTGAGTCTTGGTAAGGATTGTAAGTGTTGCGCGGGTACATTCTTAATATATCTATCCGCGATAGCATCTAAACTTCCCTTTATTTCGCGTTTTTTAGGGGGTATATGCCCGTTTTTTACAGGAGCTTCACCATTAATCATCTTCTCAGGATTCTTCATGTCTAAAGCCTTTGCGAGTAGGTAAGCATTTCCCTTCCATCCGCAGCTAAAACACTTGCATTGACCGTTGGTAAGGTTAAAAGAAAAAGAGGGTTTTACATCTTCATGTGTACCAAGTGGACAACTGCCCTTCCCTTGATCCCCTTGATATTTTACTCGCTCTACTCCTACCTCATATTCATAGAAATACTTAAAATCAGGCATCTTGGGTTAGATCTTCAAATGCTTTTTCTTCATGATCCATTGCCCATAACATAATAGCATAGTTCACTAAGTCCTGACATCTTCCCTTAAGTCCTTCTGATCCTTCTTTTCCTGAAATAATATAAGCGCGTATTGAGTCCATGTGCTTTAACATATATACTAAAGCCACCATTTTTGCATCTAAGTCTAAACGTTGACCGATAGATTTAAAGTTTTTGAACTTATCACTTGAATCAACGGTATATTCGCGACCCTTCTCTATCTGTATATTTTTACATTCTTCTAAAAAGGCATCACTTAGCTTAAAAAATGTATCTACTTGCATTGTATCTCCTTATTTATATCCTACTTTCATGTAGTAATTGTTACCAAATTTCTGTACTTCTTCTCTTGTTGTGGGAGCTTTGCCTATGTACCACCCCCATTCTATTGCTCCCTCGCGCATTTCAGCTAAAATCTGCGAGGAAGAAAGCTTTTTTGTAATCTTTATGTTAATCGTGTAGTAAACTATTTCAACCAATCCTTCATTTTCATTAGTACCACCGTTTCACCTCGATCTGCCCTGGTCATAACCAAATCACAATTCCCAAAGGCTAACCATTGTGGAATACTTTTTCTTCGTTTTGCTTGTATCTTCAAAGTTTTCTTATCCTTCTTTGCCACTATATCCACATCTTCTGTAAACCCCATACTTCTACCATCCGATCCCCAAGCGCGTTTTACCTTATACCCTGCTTTGGAGAGTTGCTCTACGAGTTCCCTCTCGTAAGTATTTCCTTTTGATTTAGATTTACTTGCCATTTTCTGCTGCATCCAAAAACCCTTCAAGAATCTGATTCAAGGTTTCTTTCATCTTTATATTTTTACTATAACAAAATGTTCTAAATCTCTGGTATATATCAGGTTGCACGGTAAGTCTATGTCTTGTAGATAACTGCAGACGATTGCTACCTTGACTATTCAGTTGAGGTTTTATCTTTTTAATTAACTGCTCTTCTAAGTCATGTGCAGCTCCATAAGTAGTGGCAGGCTTCATCTTTACATAGTCCCAGTCTTTTATTGCGTGTTTTGAGAATCTCTGTCGTACATTCTTGGAAATCCCTATATACATCACCTTATCATCCTTGTACATCACATACACACCACAACATATAGGCAATTCCTTTTTATCTTTATACACCTGCCACTTACTCATTTTTTTCTCCAGTTATCTATTTTATTTAAACTGATTACCAAAATAAACATTGTTACCACTAATTTGAGCAGTTGGGTAAAAAACCACCCCACTATCAGCATCCAATTAGGAATATCAATCAGGATCATTTCTCTACCTCATCAAAGATTTCTAATAACATTGCTTCTATCTTTTCAAATTTTTTATTTAAAAACCATCTTTGTAGATAGTGATATGCAATGATAGATACGATAACGATTGTTACAATAAACACATCAAAAGCATTTTCTTGTAATGACTGTAACCAAAACTTCATTTGATTCTCCTTTGTTTGTAAATCTTGCCCCACAGGTTTCCATTAGCAGCCAACCAACAGAATACAATTACTTGTCATTCTCACCACTTTATCCAAAGGAAATAAGAGTCCTGCTTGCTTATGTGTTCTGCTCACAGGTTTAGTTATTTGTTTGTTGCGGGGCATTGTTTTTATAAAATTCTTTTTCCATTGTATCCAAGCGATCCAATAACTGCTGCACTTCCTGTACTGCCTCTTTATCATTCTCTGCTTTGCTTTTTACTACTTCAC